CGCTTCCATAGATTCCTGCTCCGAGAAGAAAACCGTACTGACGCGTAGTAATCGCGAATATCACCCAGAGGCACTCGTTAAGGAACGCGATAAGCCAGCCATACCATTTCCCTTTCCCGATAACGAATAGAGCAGTAACACCGATAATCGAAAGTAAGTAGGGCATTATCCGAAACCTTTACGACGTGCTTTCTTCTCCGCCTGTGCTTTCTCTTTCAGATAGTCCGCGATAGCGGCGAGCATTTCGGGAGACTCAGCGAGCAGTACGGACGGCGCTATTCCCGTCTCAACGGCGAGAACCGCTATTTCGTAGTGGGCTGAGTTCCGTCCAAAGGGTCTGAAGTCTGCTCCGCAGGCTCGACAGATTCGACGGAGTTAATCCACTCAGGGTCGAAGGCGATATTCGTCTTCTTCTGGCGCTTTAGGCTATGCCACGCGAGCCACGCGAGGTCAGTAAGACGAAGTTCGCTATCGAACTTCGTGACGCTCTTATTCCACGTACGTTCGAACGAAACGAAGTCACCAAACGCGGCTTCTACGTCTTCCGTCTTCCCGTCGAGGTATTTAACTCGTAGCGGAATTTTCATTACTGCTCCTTCTTCGGTAGGGGATAGTTATCAGGCGCCAGTGCTCTTCGCGAGAGTTCCACCCGTGAATGTGAGTTCGGTCATAGCCAACTCACCAACCGCGCCCATAACAGGTGTGTGCGCGCCGAGGAATGTATTCGAGAGCGTATAGAGAGGATTTGTAGCGCTAGTCGCCTGAGCACCTGGTCGAACGGTAACGGTGGTCGTCTGACCTACCAAACCGTAAATCGTCGCCTCGACTTCGCCTGCGGCGAAATCCTGCTGGAACGAAATTTCGCAAGAAATGTTCTGGAGTCCGCCAGCGAACTTATGTCCTGTATCTCCGAAGGCTGTGACCTCGACGGAATCGACTTCGTATGTGAGGGTAACGCTATTAGCGCGGTCACTCAGGACGACGCCGTTCACGGTGATATCTGCGTTAGTAAGAACGAGTTGCGCCATAGTAGGTCACTTTTCCTTTACTGCTTCGTCTGATTTCTTGGATTCCTTCAGAACTTCGATGTGTCCGCCCTGAAGAAGTGCCTCAATGTTAGCACCTTCGAGGTCGTCCGCGTCAATTACGTCGCCAGCATTTTTACCAGCGAGACGATTCGAAAGAACTTTAAACTTCTTCATAATTCGTACTCCTAAGCGTGAACGGTTATCGTCGTTTGGATTTCTAGAAACTCCGCGCCGTCCTGTTGGAGGCTCGAAACGTCCGCACTAGATGATACCACGAGGTCAGCCGCTACGCCGCCAAGAGTTCGTTCGCCTTCGAGTACCGCTCTAATACTTTTATTACCCGAATACGAAAGGAAGTCGTCGAGAAGCGCGTGAGCCGTTCTATCGAGATATCGTCCGACAACGACGTGAATAATCCAGACCATTTGGACGTTGCCTCCGCCAAATGCCTTGTGATAGATAACGCTCGAAAGAGAAGGATAGGCGATAGGCGGATTTAACTGTTCAGGCTGATACGAGAACGTACGGAGTCCGCTAATCGTCGCGAGTCTCGTCTTAATTCCCTCCGCGACTTGCGATACCGTCGCAGGCATTTTAGATAACTCCGAAGACGCGGTAAGGCGAGAGAAGGTCACGCACGTCAGGGTCTACAGCACGTACCTGAATAGCCATATCTCCGAAACCGACGACTCCTAGAGCCGCGTTATAGCGACCAAAGCCGCGAATAGAGAGCAGTAGACAGGCTTCGCGAACGTCGTTCGGTATTGACGGGAAACCGAAAGTTCCTGTTAGTTCGATAGTAGGACGCGGCGGCTGATAGAGAAACGGAAACGATTTCGCGCCTTGTGCCGTAATACGCGTAAATGGTCTGCCCTGAAGAGCGACGTCCGTTGGCTCTAGGTAATAATCCGAAGCGCTCCACGTAGTCGCAAAAGTGCCGTCACCTGCGGTATCCGTCTTTAAGACGAGTCCATTAGCGGTAGCGAGGTCAGGAATCCCAACGGAGAACTCGTCTACGGGAAATAACTTAATCGTCTTCGTTGTCTGATAGAAGAAGCGTCCGCAGTAGCCGTCGATACGACGCGACGCGCCTTCTACTGCTTTCTCTAGAAGAGTATCGTCTGCGTTATCCGTAAGACGCAGAACCGCTTTAACTTCCGTAAGCGTACAGTAGCCGTTAGTTATAGCCACTACTCGCCTCGTTTCTTAACGCGCTTCCTTACTGCTTTCTCGACGACAGGAGTATTCGTAGCCGTTTCTTCGACTTCGATTCCATAGGCACGAAGAGCCGCGTCTACTTGCGCGATACGCGCCTTTAGACCACGACGAACGTACCCTTCGCGTTCTAGAAGAAGTGCGGCTACTGCTCTCTGATTACTCATACGTTCCTTTCGAAGTAGTAGAGCCTGACGGCGTTCTACTCGCCGCCAGACTCTACAACTTTACGACCTTAGAACGACGGTGTAATCAGACCAGTTCCGCCGACGAGCGCGAAAGCGTTCGGGTAGCGGTTGGCGGTATAGGCGCTATAGCCATAGACCACCATAGTCACGTCGAGTTCCGCCGCCTTCGGCTGTTCGAAGCGGAGCATCATCGGTGCGCCGTCGCCCATTTCCCAAAGGTGTGCTTCCTGCGAGTTACCGACGATAATGACGTCCTCGTTCGAGCCTGTGCCGTTCGTAGTAGTTACGTTGGCGTCGGTCAGCACGGGGAATCCAGCGATACTGTAACCGCTATTTCCGTAGACGACGCCGCCGTTACCGACGACAGGTGCGTTCGTTGGACCGTTCGCGGTAGGAACGGCGAGCGGACGCTGAGTGGAATCGACAGCCGCCAAGATAAACGCGAGGCGGCGTGGGTGCATAAGGATAAAGTTTGGACCTCCGAAGAAGTTCGTCTGAATCCTCTGAACACAGTCGAGAAGTTTTGGATAAAGTTCGCCAACCGTAGGCGACGCGTCGGTGTAGGTAACGACCTGAGTAATCGCGTTGGTCGTCGAGGTCACGATGGTCTCGTCCAACTTCGTGTGGTAAGCCGAAACGAGGTCAGCCATAACGAGCGAGTCGATATTGGTGCCGCGCTCCAAAGCCTGACGTGAAACGTTCTGCTGACCAGCGATAGTAACTACCGAGATATCCAACTTCGTGTCGTCCATATTCGTTTCTTGGACGGCGGCGCCTTCGCTTTGGCTGGCGACGGCACTTCCAGTTGTGACTTTCGAAATCGAAATGGTCAAACCTTCGGCTGGGAGTTCGTGCTTACGTGCGATATCCGCGAACGGACGACCAGCACGTGCGAACGGAGCCGCCAGTTCGGTCAGGAACTGCGGAACGACCAAGCCTGCGAAGTTCGCAGAGGTTACGTCGCGGCGCTCAATGCGCTCTTCGTTCATATGGCGCGAGAGGCGCTCCTTAGCGGCGAAGTCGTTATGGAATTGCGCGGCGAAGGCGTCTGCGACGAACGAGTTCTTCGAGTGCTTCGTGTAGGTGCGCTCTTCGCGAGTAACGCGAGCAGGTGCGGTGGCTTCTGCGATTCCGTTCGACTTGCGAAGTTCTGCGGCTTCTGCCGAGCGCTTCTCCAGTTCGACGTGCTTCGAAATCTGCTCGTCGAGCGAGCGAACCTCGTCGAGAATCGCGGTAACTTCCGCGTCCTCTTCGGTGCTCAGGTCGCGAGCGTCGTTCTTCGCGCCTTCGATAAGTGCGTCAGCCTTTGCGAGAGCGGCGGAACGCTTTTCGGTGAGTGTCTCTGAATACTTCATAGTGAGGAATCCTCCGTAGTTGTAGGGAATTTTCTTCAGTGAAGTATTCGAGTGCGAGTGACGCGGCTCTACTTCGGCTGACTGATTCGCGCTCTCGCTACTTCTTTCGAACGTAGACGAGTGAACGAACTTGGCTCAATGTTAGTCGTTTCGTTAGCGGTTCGCAACTCAGCCACCGTGCTTTCGTAGGCAGGGTAGGTCACTACGGAAACGTCGTACAACTGAACCTCGCGGAGTTCGCGAACCGTCCTATCGGAGTTCCACGAATCCTTAATTGTCCTAAAGGCGAAACTCATCTGGGAGAGGTCGCCGCGCTTTAGAGCACTCATAACGCGAGCGGCGTCAGGGTTGGACGGGTCTAGGTTGGCTTCGACGCGTAGACCACGCTCGTCTTCCTGAAGGTTAAGAGTTCCTGACTTCGTACGAGCGAGCGGCACTCCTTCGTGGTCGATAAGAAGGCGAACGTCTGCGCCGTCCTTAATCGTCTTC